TAATTGCACATCCTCAATGACAATCACACACGATCACCCCCGCAGTTGTCTTGTAAATCTCCGGCCCGATCGAGCAGGTTAGCAGCAGGTGGTGCCGTCCCGGATTGTCTACGGTCAGCATAAACGTAAGTAAATTACCCTCTGACACCACGCAAGACCCCTGCCCGACAACCTCTCCATAAAAATCATGCAGCTCCCACGTAGCCGACTGCACCATTACCCGTGCAGCCGGATCACATCCGTAGATACGCACGCGCTGCTGCCTACGCTCGCCCGGCATCAGCCGGATTGTTGGCCCATCCATCTAACATCCCTCCCAATCTGCACAATATCCCGCGTCCCACGCCGCGTTGTATCCCGGCATCCAGTCCAGCAGATAATCCCCATCCTGCCACGCAAACCGGATACCGGTTACATCCACTGTCATTAATACCGTGGCATAATAGGTGCTGTTGCCCGCCATATCCCAGGCTGTAAGGGTGACGTAGTACGTGCCATCCTCCAAGTCAGGAGGCACTTGCGCCGCCCAGTAGCCATCCTCACTACGGGCAAACACAAGGGCATGGTTATCAGCCATGCCCTCAATGCGCGTAATCATATCAATCCTCCACTTTGACGCGGATCACAAACGGTGCGCCGACATGCACGCGGTCGGTCACGCCGATAACCTCAACAATGCGTGGCGGGATGGTATCTAAGGTGACATTGCGGGTGATCTCGGCCTCCAGCCCGGTCGCGTCGACCACCTTGACCTTGATGACGTTGGCCCCCTCCTGCATGTGGGAGGGATTGGCGCTGACCGCAAACGCACCCGTCTGGCCGTCCACTGTAACCGGCCCCTGGTCGTGCCCATTGACGGTGACAGTCAGGGTGACGGATGTCAGCTGATCATCCGACGTGATGCCCGTAATCTGCACCGCCGCCTGGTTGGTTACAAGGCCCTCCGCAGGTGAGGACAGACTAATGGTCGGCGCGGTCACCGCAATTGTGCAGGTGATTGATGCGGGCTCGGCGGCGTTGCCGTCCTTGTCGGATACGCCGATGGAGATTGTCGTGCTGCCCTCCAGCAAGGCATCCGGCACAGCGTAGGAGAGATCATATCCGCCCTCTACTGGTGTCAGAGTAAGCCCCGGCGCGCCCTGTGTGATCTTGCCGCCGCCGTTAATACGCAGGTCAAGAGTGGCGGGATCAACGCCGCTATCGTTGTCCCGCAGCTGGGCGGTGATGGTTGGCGTGCAGGTATTGATCCGGCTGTCGTTGGAGGGATAGGTGATGGTGACGGTGGGCTTGACGCTCTCGTAGGATTGCAGGCGGAGTTGTGCGCCCCACGTACTATCATCCTGGTTGATCGTGGTCTCATTACCTGCATCGTCAGTAGCGATAATCTGTACGCCATAGCAGCCGCCCGGCAAATTGGCGGAGGATAGGGCGGGCGCGGTGCCGGAGAGGGTGTAATACCCGTCCTCTGCTAGGGTCAGGGTGTAGGTTTGGTCGTTGATGACGGCCTTGATGGTTGCGATTGACATGGTTACGCCTCCTTATATCAATTTGAGTAGTTTGCACGACCAGTCGGATACACTGGATGATGTGCTGCTGGTGGCGGAGATGTAGATTTTGCCCGGTTCATCGCCGCTTTGCCATGCTGACCACGGTGCTGTTTTTGCCATTTGGTTAAATCCTACGTCAAATTTGCTATCCGTTCTATCCCCAAAGTTGGCAGAAATCAGTAACGGTGCATGACTTACACGCGCAATGACCTGTTTCGTACCACTATCGTAGTCGCACGATATGTGGATGATGGCGGTATATGTTGCCCTGTATAGATCTGATCCGCCCGCATTAAAATTCCCGCAGGCTGAAAAGATGTACGATCCCGCATCCAGCCCGTAGCACGCAAAATATACATACCCGCTGCCGGTTAATTGCGTGGAAACATAGGGTTGCATGGGTTTGATCGCGCCACTGGCCCAATTGCTCCATGTATTGCTGCTATAGTAATAACGTGGCCTACACCACACGTTACCCGTCGCTGTGTGATACTCCTGCATGATATCGTTACGCCCCTGATCATCCGTGCGCAGAGGCAGAACATACAGCTTGCCGGGAACGGCCTCGGGGATGTTGGCGATAGATTGTGCACTTGCATAATTATCGACGGACACGACATCCCCCGGCGTGATGTAATCATCAAAATTGTATTTGTTGGGTGTTGCCGTTGTCTCGTTGATAAGCGTTGACCAGCGCAATTTGATCGCCCCCACATCCGCCGCCGTGGGCATCTGTGCGAGCTTGCCACTGCTGTCCAGCGTGGCGATGCCGTTGGGTTGGGCAAGCTTATCCTCTATCTGCTCGACAAACGCGGCATAATCCGCCTTGGTGGCCATGTCCGTCAGGCTATAAGTAACATTGATGCGCCCGGCATTGCCGAGCGCGATATGAAAGGAAAAATTAGCAACAAAATCCGGGCTTGCAAGCTCGCTCGGGATCGTGTCCGGCGTCTCAGACTGCGCCACCAGCATGAGCACCTCGCCGTCGTCCGGGTCGGTCGCATAGATACCGATCTGACGCAGGATATAACCCCCGGTTAATCCCCGGTTATACAGCGTTACAGGCAGCAATGCACGCCCATTGCCCTTGTAGACCGGATCGCTTAAGGTCAGCGTCTGTGTGGCCGCGATCTCTGTCAGGGCAGGCAAGGCATCCGCGCTTGCGTGCCCGTCCCCACCGACTGCTCGCGTAATATGGAGCGTGGCCCCGGTCTGCAGCTTGGCCATCAGATTGAGGCCCAGCGTGGTGTATACGACGTTATCCCATGTCGCCATTACCGTCTCCTCCTTGGTGTGGGTATAAAGTATAATGCTTGGCCTCGCCGACCATGACCGCGTACCGCTGCCGGACGTCGATCCCGGAGGGATCGTACTGCTCCACGGTGTAGGTCAGGTGCGCGGGCTTGAGCTCGTCGATGCGTGCCCGCAGGGCGGCAAGGTCGAGGCTGTAGATATCATTGAGGTGGATGTGCAGCGCAAACGAGTAACTGCCCGGATGCTCTGTGATCGTAACCTGCTGGCCGGTTATCTGCTCCGCCGTGAGGCGGATAAACTCGGCGGTCGCAGGTGGGCGGACATTGCGCTTAGATAGGATTTTCTCCCGGCGCAGCGCGACCGGGACAGAATCGTTGGTTGGCAGGCCAAATATCTGCTCCCAGCGGGAGAGCGTCCATGTTGCCGAATTGATATAGAGCTGATCCGTGGCGTCGAGGATTGCCGCCTCGGTACGGTCGAGCTCCGCCTGCTCTGTCTGCAGGAGCTCCTGCATCTGTGCCATCTCGCGGATATACGCGGGGAGCATCTGCGGGTCGTTAAGAGGCATCGAGCACCACCTCCTTGAGGCGCGCAAACTGCTCGGCAGTCATCGTGACGGAGGCTGTCTTGCCATTGAGCGTATATGAGGAGATATCCGCAACGCCCGTCACGTCAAACATGAGGTCGCCGACCTTATGGTAGCTGAGCGTGGTCAAGTCAAACGCGATCTCTGTACAATACGACTGGATCGCGGCGGCGATCTGCTCACGTACCTCATCCGGATTGCTGCCCGCCTCCAGCGTCGCCTTGACGTTGATCGTGACGTCTACCGGCACGGCCTTACTGATCGTAACCGACGCGCCGACCGGGCGCTGCGTCTCCACGTATGACCGCACAGCGGCGATCAATGCATCATCCGGCTCCGCCATCGCGGCAGAGAGGATGACCACCTTGACCGTGCCGGGGCCGTCCCAGGTGGGGATGCAGCGGGCAGCGCCCACGCCCGGCACCTGACGCGCCCAATAGACGTAATGATTGGCGTTACCTGAGGTAATCGGCTGCCTGATCTTATTGAGCAGCCGCGCGCGGAATACGTCGTCCGCCTCGCCGTCGAGGCGCTCCTCGTTGTACTCCAGCGCCTTGCGGTCAAGATACTCGCCATCGGCGGTATCGAGCATTGTCTGCTCGACCGCGTACTCAAGGATCATTGCCCGGTAACGGGCAAGCTCCTCGGCCACGGCCTGCAAGTTATCCATGCAAAACCCGCCCTGCAGGCGGTTGACGTCGCTCTGGAGGCCGTCCATGAGCCGCTTAAGGATCGACTGCGCGTCGTAATCATATGGCATAGACCGTGCCCTCCTCATCCATTGTGATCGTGTCCGTCCCGTAGCCGGTGCGGACGGTAAAAGTGACCTCCACGCCGCTCTGCGTGGAGGTAAACTGAAAGTCGCTGAGCTCCTCGATGTACGGGTTAACCATCAGCGCCTCCGTGATATACCGCTTGATCTCAAGGCGCGTGATCTCGCTGGCCATCGGCTCCCCGATGAGGTTATTAAGCTCGCAGCCGTACTCATCGTCATAGGCCGCATGCGCATAGCGCACCGTGCGCAGCGCCTTATAGATCCATATGCGGAGCGCCTCGTTGCCCTCGACCAGATAGGTGTTGCCGTCCGGCCCGGTCTTAAGGCAGTTGCGCTCAAAGTCGTATGCATACTCCCGGTAGAGCGGCAGCTCCTCAATGGCCGTGTCGGAGATGTCCTCCACCTCATCGGTGGGGACAAAGGGAAAAATACCGATATCGTCGCTCATACGTTGCTCGCCACCCTCTCGACGATGTAAAACGCGGTGCCGATCTGCGCCGTAAGGGCGGTATCTCCCGGGCGCAACAAAAACGCCGAATGGAAATCCTCCAAAAACGCAAAGAGGGCGGCGGGCTCCGGCGCGTCGATAAAGAGCTCCCGCAGCTTATCGACCGTGTCATACCCATCCAGCGTATACGCCGGATTGCAATAGACATTGCGGCTGATGTTCGCGCCGTTGATGTTGATCCCCAGAGGATTAACTGATGTGACGGTTGCGATCCGCAGAGTGACGCCGTCCGCCCCATCTGATCCGCTCTGGCCCCGGAGGGCCTCTGCGAGCTCAATTGCCCATCTTGACATGCTGATCCCTCCTTACTTAGACTTAGACTTACTCTTACTCTTATCCTTGTCCTCGACCTTATCGATCTCGTGCTCGTCCATGAGGTTATCGTAGGCGAGCGTCAGCTGCATCGTGTATTTGCCTGCCTCCCATGTGTGGGTGTCGGACTCGACGTAAAATTTGCCGTATAGGCCGCTGACCGGCTCCTGCACGGCGACAGAGTAACCTGATACGGCCCGCACGTCGCCGAGGGCGGTAACGCTGCCTGACCGCTCAAGACCCTTAAGGAGCGCCCGCGCCTCGGCGGCGTTGTCGACGTCGTCCTGCTGCTTATATACCCGCTGCACCGTGCCATACTTGCGGCGGGAGGCCGCGTCCTGCAGCGTGTTGACGGTCTTGCCATCCTTGTTGGTGATGACCACGCGGTTGACGACCTGCTGCATGCTCGACTTGTAGCTTGCCTCGGTCAGGTTATATCCGCCGTCAAGCACCACGCCGCAGTATGTCCCCTTGACGATGACCTGCAGGCGATCCCGCTGCATCAGGGGGATGTACTTGTTGCCGTTGCGCCGGGAGGCGGCGGTATACGCTGCCATGATGGCCTCATACGCCTTTTTTCCGAGGCACGGCATATATACAGATATGCCGGTCTTGGCGGCGCTGCCGAGCGGCACGCCGAGCTCCGCGCAGATGTTGGCGGTGATGCGCTCGGGCGTGTCGCTGTAGACGTGATTGATGTCCGATTGGTTGACATACCAGAGCAGGTCAAGCGCCGTATAGCTGACCGTATGGGAGGAGACGTTACTCTCGACGTCCATGATAATCCCATAATAGAGCTGCTTACCGTCCACCTGCAGGGTGACCGGATCGCCCTCGCTGATGGACACCTTGGGCAGCAGCTTATCGCTCTCCATGCGCGGCAGGGAAAAGGTAAGCTGCCGGGCAACCTGCTTAGTATCGCCGCTCCATGTGATCTTGTCGGCGAGCGTGCTGATATCGTACTTGCCCGCGACCAGCTTGACCGTCATGCGGGGATCACCAGCCTCTGCCCGGTGTAGATCAGGTTAGGATTGCGTATCTTAGCCCGGTTGGAGTTATAGATACGCTGCCACTTGGCCCCATTGCCATAGTACCGCTTGGCGATCGTCCACAGACAGTCGCCGGTGCGCACCGTATAGGTGCGGGATACCACCTTAACGGCGGGCCGCTTGGTCTTGACTGCCACCTTGACGGTCGGCACATTCAGCTGGCGGTACTCCGCCAGCTGAATGGAATACGAGATATCCCGGCTGCCCTCGCGGTAGGTAAATTGCAGGCTCTCGATGGCCATTGCAAGATTGACACCCATGTCCGATATAATCAGCCGCACAGGCTTGCAGGCGTCCCGCCAGCGCTTGAGGGTGCTGACGTATGACTGCGGGCTCCGGTCGGCAAACCGATAAAACGGCGACCCCTGCGCCGGGAAAAAGCCGGAGAGGGAGGTGGAGGCAAGGCCGCGCGGGCCTAAGAGGTTGGCCTCTCCGACCGTGAGCAGCTGCACGTGCTGGTTGAGGCTCGCCGTATCGATAGCGATCTCCTGCGGGTTGACCGGCAGCACCAGCCGCTCCTTGCGGTTATCTATACTAAGCTCGATTGTCCTGCTCTTAATTGGCATATGACCTTACCTCCTTATGCTTATGCGCTGTTGCTCACGGCGAGGATAACCTGCTTGGTAACCGCCTCGCCGATGCGGTCAATGTCCGCCTCCTCGCGTACAATGATCTGATCCGCGAGCTTGGGGATATGGATGTTGAGGACGACGCCGCCCTTGCCGCCCTGCGGCTTGGGGCTATCATCCTCCTGTTTACGCACTTGTCGCTTGGACTGCTGGTTGGACGTGATCCGCGTGCCCTTGGGCAGCGCCATGAGCTCCGGCCCGTGCTCGCCGACCCACGTCATACCGCCGCGCCAGCTTTGCGTGCCGGTGGCGTTGTTGCCCGCCTTACCGTCGCCCGATCCGACGCCGAGCTTGTCGGCGATCCAGCCGATGCCGCTGGAGATGCCGCCGATGACCGTGCCGATCCCGGAGACGATGGGCTTGATGACCGTCCAGACCTTTTCGATGACTTTTTGGATCGTGGGAAACACCTTTTTGACGACCCCCAAAAGCACCCTAAACACATTGATGCAGGCGTCCATGATCGGAGAGATCACCGACCAGGCCGTCGAGAGGATGTCCTTGATAACCGGTGCCGCCGTGCTAATGACGTCGGTAATCCAGCCCATATTGTCGCTGATGATACCGATAACAGTGCTGACCTTGGACCCAATCCCGTCAAAGATGGTCTTGACGACTGGGGCGATGGTGGTGATCACCGTCCCAAAGGCCGAGATCGCGCTGGCAATGATGGGGGCTGTCTGCCCGACCACTGTGCCGACCGTGCTGATGACGGAGGACAGCACCGGCAGCACGGACGGCAGCACCTGCTGCACCGTACCGATGATGCTGGAGACGGCGGGCATGACGCTGGAGGCAACCGTGCCAAGCGTTGACATGACCGACCCCCCAAAGGTCTTGAGCGGGGCCATCATGCCGGACAGGCCCGCGCCGATGGACGAGAGCCCGCCGAGCTTGGAGGTAAGCCCAGGCAGCGCGGAGGACAGCCACTGGATGCCCCTGCCGAGCTTGTCGGCTATCACGCCGCCGATCACCTCGATGGCGGGGCCGCACTTGTCGATGATCGTGATTACGCCCTCAAACGCGGGCTTGAGCTTATCGACCATCTTGAGGCCCGTGTCCGCGACAAAGCTTTTGAGCTTGCCCTTGATGGTGGAGAGGAGGCCCGCGCCGGTGGTTGCCAGCTTATTTGCGGCCCCACCGTAAAAATTTTGCAGGTCGGCGGCCACGCCGCCGAAACCCTTTGAATCAAATTGTTCTTTGGAGACCTTAAACCCAAACTCCTTGAGCCGCTCCATCTCACCGAGCTTTGCGTCGGCGAGGGCCTCGATGGCGTCGCTGACGGACTTGGTGCCGCCGGACGCCGCCGCCATATCCTCGGCGAGGGTAACGAGCCTCATGGCCTCCTTGGTGTTGCCGCTGGCGATGGCAATGGCGCGTGAGCCTGCCTGGATCACCTCGCCCGTCTCAAATGGGGTCTTGTTGGCGTTGTCGCGTAAGCCCGCGATGTACTTGTCGGTCGTTGCCTTGACTTGCCCTTGGCTCATGCCCTTGTTGGTCGCACCGACAAAGTGCTCCATGGAGACCTGCTGTTGCTCTAGCTCCATGCCGCTCTTGACCGTTGCCCCAACTCCGGCCACAGCCGCAGCGCCCCCGGCAGCAATGGGGATTGCCACGGCCTTGCCGATGGATTTGAGCTTGCCTCCGAGTGATTTGAGCACGGAGGATGCCTTATCCTTAAGCTTGACGACCGGAGAGGCTACCGTCTTGCCGATTGATCGGAGCCGGCTGCCAACCGCCTTAATCTTGGAGGTGGCCATATCTTTGACCGCCACGGCGGTGGCGATCTTTTTGCGCAGCGGCGCGTACTGCTTGGATAATTGTTTAGCCTTTTTGCTGGCCGCCGTCGCGTCCAGCCGCGCCTTATATTTTTTGTCCCATGTCTTTTGGAGGCTATTTTTGGTGCTGTCGACCTCGCGGCGAAAGGCTGACTGTTCTTTTCGCACCGCCCGTAATGTGGCGGTGGCGTTATCCTTAATTGAGATCACGCCGGACAACACATGCATCAGGCGTCACCCCCTAAGCCCCAAAATTGCCGCCGCTCCTCCTGCGCGGTCGCCATCGACGCCGCAAGAAATGCCCTTGACAATGTGTCAAGGGACAAAATATAGTCCGGCAAGATACCGCGCTGTAAATAATAGTGGAGGAGATACGCCTCGTCGTCATGGGCAATCAGTTTTTTTGGTTGTCAACCACACTGATCGAGTCGCCGGTGACGCCGCTTAAATTCATCACCTTCATCACGATCTCCGCGCGCTCATGTTGGGTGAGCATCTCCGTGACGTCAAGCGGATCGACGATCTGACCAGCCTCCTGCAGCTGCTTGGCAATCGCATGCAGGTCGGGCTCTACGACGGCGGTATACACCAGCCGCTTATCCTGACGGATGGAGTCCTCCGTGTCATTGTCCACGATATCTGCGATCTCGCTGGACGTCAGACTGCGCACGGTAATCACATCGTCAAGAGATGGGATGTGCAGCTGTTGACGCTTAGGGGTGCGCTTAGCTTCAAGGCGCTGGGTGGCCTTAGCCACCCACGCCTCAAAATTGGTTTTGGTATCCTTGTTAGCCATCTATTATCCTCCTTATTTAATTCGATCTAAATTGATCAGGTCAGACGGCGTAAACCCGCCCGATACCTCCATCTCCACGAGCGCGCCGCGCTCATAGGACACGACCGGCAGGTCGTTAATCCAACAATTGCTCACGGAGTAGCGCTCAATCTGATGCCCGACCGCGTCCGGATCGGCGAGCTTGGTGATGATTTGCAGCCGCTTATCGTTGCCCTTGATGACGCTCTGGCGCACGTCCTCATAGCGGGAGTAGACCTTACTCAGCGCCATCGTCCACTCGCCAGCCTGGCCGGTGAGCTTACTGTCAACATCCAGCCCCAGCTGGACGTCCTCGCGGTTATAGGTTACCTTGAGCTCGATTTTTTTGGCCTCGGCGATTAACTCGCCGGAGACCCACACCTCCGCGTATGTGCCGGTTAATATCCTGTATCCCGGTACCTTATTACCCATGCCTTACACCCCCCTACATGTTGACGCGCAGAGTGAGGTCCTCCATCGCGTCCACAAATTTTACCGCACAAACCAGATATACCGTGCTGCCCGTGTTAGCCTTGGCGATATCGATATCCTCCATCTCTGCAGTGTCAGTGCCGTGGGCCTCCAGATACTCCCGCTGCGCGTCGATATCGACCGCGACCATGCTGTCGTAATCCGGATCAAGCACATCTCCCGCGAGCTGCTTATGGTAGTTGTCGATGGCCGCAACCAGCGCTTGCTTGTGGTCATAATTGTTGATGACCTTGCCGACGTACTGCGCCGCAAACGTTGCGCTGATGTCGTCGCGGTACAGATCGATGCCCTCGACGATCTTAATCTTGCTCATATCCTTGCCCTTACCATCCGTGTAGGAGGTGAGGGAGTTGACGCCGCGTCCAATCTTGTACGCGCCGTTATCGTCGATGATCACCAGCTCGCCCGCGTCGATCCGGTCATCCGGGTCGTCGGGGACGGCTGCGGAGGTGATATCCGGCAGATCGTAATAGGTGCTGCTGCGGCTAAGAGGCAGACCTGCCAGTACGCCCGCAATGCGCGTGCAATACTCCGCCGCCGTGCAGATGTTGCTCGGAGCGAGGCCCGTGACGATGTCCCCGGTCGTCAGGTTGACAATGCCCTCATGATCCGCTGCCGTGTTGGCCAGCACCGCCTTATACGTCTTATGGTCGGCGTCGCGGGCAGCCTTGATCCATGCGACGACCGAGGCGGTCTGCTCCGTCGTCAGCGACGGGATCGTCAGGTAGTTCCACGTGCGGCTCTTGAGCGTCTTAAGAGCCGCCGAATAATCCGTGGCGTCCGTTGCAATGCGCAGGACGAGCACCTTGCTCGGCCCGCCCTCGAGGATCATCTGGAGGTACTCGTAATTGCGTTGCGTCCAATGCGCAAAATCCACGTCCGCGAGGGATGTGTAGACAGTCTCGTCCGCGCCGCCCTCGGTATCGTCCTTAAGGATGCAGGCGACGATCCCGCGCGCGCTGCGCTGGATCGCGGTCTGGCCCTTGCTGGCAAATATGATGTTAATCTCTGGTAATCCCACTCGTTACCCTCCCTTGTGTGTAATAATCTCCGTCTCCAGCGTCTCCGCCAGCGGATATTGCTCAACCGCCTCCTCGCTGTCCCAAAAGGTCAGCGTAAAGGTACAGTACAATATCCGGTCGACGATCTTATATGTGACGTTGGGGACGGTAATTGCCCGGTCGTCCCAACGGATGACCGGGCGGATTGCGTGATCGATGGTGTCGGCCAGCGCCCAATAATCGGCATTGCGTTCCGACGCCGTGTGGGCGGCAAGATCAATGACAACGCTGTGCCGCGTATGGCAGGCGCTGGTCGTTGTCCGGCTGACGGGCGTCAGGCCGACATAGATGTAATCATTGATGTCGGATTGGCCCCCGTAGTCGGTCTTGGCAAAATATTCGCTTGACACGTCCATGTCCGGAAGTTTCGTTTTAATTGCCCGGACGATGGCGTCCTTCATTTGGCTATATACGTTGATCATGTTTCCCCCTATAGATCGTGCGTTACGATGAAATCCTGCAGCCACGCGCGCAGGTAAGACGGCATCCGTTCTTCCACCTGTGCAATGGAAATTTCCATCATGTGCGCGCCGGGGACGTATCCGCCGCCCCGCGTGCGGTGGCCGTAGTTGACAGGGTCGGCATACTCGAGATCGGTGTAGACCTCAACGACGTACTCGCCGCCCTTACGGACGATATCGCCCACCGTCCAGCTGCCGCGCAGGTGGCCGGTGTCCTTGGGCGTGAGATCGGAGGAGAGCCGCCCCTGCAGCTCGTGCGCAATATCGAGCACGAGCCGCTCAAACTCCGTTGGCCACTCTCGCGCAGCGCGCTCAAATATCTCCGCGTACTCATCGAGGCCGTCAAATCCATAATCCGTACTGCTCATACCGTGTCTTCTGTGAGCGTCAGCGGGATATTATTGTGGCTCGGCTGCCGCTCCGGCTTGCCTGCGACGGTGCGGTACGTCCGCCCAAGGCGGGTGACAAGCACCGTGTCGCCGGGCCGGATGTCCACCTCCGGGCGGGTGAAGAGGAGGTAATCCGTCTTGACGTCGGAGGTTGCCTCCCCGTGTTGCAGCTTGCCGACGGACAGGGAAGAAAGGGCGCAGGGGACGCCGCTCATCACGATCTCCCCGTCGAGCCCGTCCCGGATCACCGTCTCGAGGTTGGGTAGCATCCGCTTGACGGGCCGGTATACCGTACATGCGTCCCCGTAGGTGGCGGCGAGGACGTCGGCCTCGCTGTGATGGATCATCATGGCTCCTCCCTCCTCGGCACGCCCGGCTTACGGTAACGCCACAGGATATCCTCATAGTCCTGCAGGTAATCCCGCGTAGCCTTGGCAGAGGATGATTGATCCCGATAGCTGATGGACGTGTCGCCCCGCGTTACGCTGGAGACCTGCTGGGGCAGGGTAAGCGTCCCATCGTCCCGCAGCATTGCCTCTGCCATTTGCGCCGCCACGATCTCCAGCGCCTCCGGCAGGTCGTCGCGGTTGCAGGATGCAAGGATCCTTGTAACAGCCATCAGCACACGCCGCCTTGCCGCAGTCTCATCCGCGACGGACAGGTCATAGGCGTACTTGATGCCCAATACGATCCGGTCGATCTGCTCAGTTACCGTCATTGCCCGCACCCGCTTTCGGGGCGGCCTTGCCGCCGCCCTTGGGCTTGGCTGCGGGCTTTGCGGGCTGCTCCTCCTCATCGAGGAGCGCCTTGGCAATAGTCTCATCGGTCAGGGGCTCCCCGGTGCGCAGCTGGTTGGCAATCTGGCGGCCAAGCTCCTTTACGTCGATGGTCAGGTTAACCTCATGCTCCGTCTCCGCCGCGCCGCCGGTGCGGGCAAAGCCCTGCTCCTCCAGCTTGCGGGCGGCCTCGTCCGAGGCCACCCTGCGCACGACGTTGTCACGCTGTAATATAATCATATTGCACCCCCTCACTGGCTGGCAGGCAGGACCTGCTTGCAGTTAACCCACACCTGCGGCCACTTATTGTCGGTGATCCACAGGTCGTGATACTTGCGGTAGTCGATTGCCCACGCGCGGGCAGATTGGTTGGTCTCAGGGTCAAATATGCGCACCTTGTCGGTACGTGATACCGCGATCGGCACCGTGCGCGGGCAGATGATCCAGTTGACGTCGAGCGCGTTTTCGGCGGGGGCAAATCCGCCCGTCTTTTGCCCCTCGGTCTTACCGTCCGCAAAGATATATGCGCTCTTGAGCCGCCCGGAGCCGACACGCCGGATCGGGTGCTCGCCGTTTAGGGCTCTGACCTTGAGCGTTACGCCGCCCTGCGTAAAATCGACCACATCGAGCTTTTTGGATATCTCTGCCGAGGTGTCCAAAATAGCCGCGACAAGTGTGGACATCGTGATTACCAGCGGGGTGTCGCTGCCGACCACGTCCTGCACGGCGGCGATGTCGTAGTAGAGCTTAGTGAGGATATCCGCAGCGGTCGGCGTATACCCGCCTGCCGCACGCTTATGGGCAATCGCGCCCGCCGCGATCTTACTGTAACGGTAAGCGTCGATCTCAGGCACCACTTTAGCGCGCTGGAACTCGCCCATCACCTGCGACGCCGTCACCACAAAATTGGTGTCATTGACCTCGTGCTCATCGAGCGCAAACCTGCGGCCACGATCCATCGCAAAAGTAAGGTCTTGCCACGTCAGGGTGACGTCTCCGTCGACAAACCCGTTGCTATAGTCAGCGAGGCCGTCCATAACGATCTGCGGCACCTTGACGGTCTTGCCTCCGGTGTACCGGATCAGGCTGGAGTTGGGCTCCATCCAGCCAGATGTGGAGAGCTCGACCGCCGCCTTGTCGAGCTCGCTCTGAAATACAGATGCATATTGCAGTACATTAGCCATTGCTCATCCCTCCTCTGATACTCTTGCTGATCTCGTTGCGGATCGCCTCGTTGGCGTTGGATGCCTTGCCGATGCCAAGCGGCGTCTTGCCGCGCAGCCGCTCCCTGACCGTGGCCGCGACCGCTGCGTCAAACGCCTCGGTCAGCTTGTCGCAGGCCGCCGTCATGTCCTGCTCGCTGGTTAGCGGCAGCAGGTCGGCGAGCCCGACCGGGTAGCCATCGCCGCTTAAGCGGGCTACCGCCTTATCCCTGACGTCGCGGGCGAGGAGCTGCGCCTTGAGCTGTGCGATCTCATTGCTGGTCTTGTCGGCCTCCGCCTTGGCACGCTCCTCCGGGGAGAGCTTGGCAATACGCGCCTGCTCCTCCTGCTCTGCCTGCCACTGTGCCTTGGCCGCGTCGATCCGTGCCTGCAGGTCGGCGTCAGTGTACGTCTTGCCGTCCTTGGAGGAGGGCTCTGTCTTTTTGCCGCCCTCAGGTGCGGCGGGGTCTCCGTCGCCGTCCCCGTCATCGCCGCCGATCCCCAGCAGCTTACCCAGCCGCTGCAGGAACTTGCTCTCCGGCTTAGCCTCTTTGCCCTCCGGCTCTGTGCCTTCGGAGGGCGTCGTCTCAGTTACAGGATCGGTTGTCGGCTCCGTCGTGGTGACGGTCGTATCAATTGTCTCTGCCATTGTGTCTTGCCTCCAATTAATCTATTGATAACCGGCGTTTAACCGCCGGATATCTGCGTGTTTTCTTCGGCCTCCTCGTCCGGTGGGACGGGGAGGCCGATGTAGTCGTATGCGGATAAGTAGCTTAGCCCTCGCGGCAGGATACCCGCCTCAACAAGCTGGATGTGCTCGTAGGCGTCCACGCCTGCCCAGCGCTTACCTGTCACAGCGTCCGTCCCTCCCGCGCAAACCGCTCGTTGTACAGGTCACGCAACGCGGCCTTGACCGCGTCCTCGCCGTAGCACTTGATGAGGTACGGCAGGTGCGTCTCCAGCATATCCACGGTTGTCTCGCCCCGGTGGGGTATGTGGTTGGGGTTAAGATAGGCACGCAGGTAATACTCGTATATCCCCGCCGCGATCTCCGGGGGATTGCATATCTTATATAACCCCTCAAGCTCCGTCTCGATCATCCATCGGGCGGCCTCATAGCCGACCGGCTTGTCCTCATGCATCTCACTTACTCCTCCTTGGTGGCCGCTGCGTGTGCGCGACGTAATCCTCATACCAGTCCTCATACTTGATGCTCTCCGGGATCGGCACCGCCTCATACGGCGCAAACATGCGCCGCGACGGCACCGCCACAATGGTGCAGGTGCAATTGGGGTGGATCGGCGGGTAGTCAAGCCCCGCTTTGGCGGTATCAATATCAAACTCCTGCCCATTTAGCGTGGCACAATCGCAATGCCCGCCCTCGCCGCCGCCGACAAAACGGTAGCGCTTGACGCCCGTCTCCTTATATGCCAACAGCCGCGCCTCGGCAGCAAAATGCGTACACTCCGTGCGCACGAGGCGCTCTGCTGCGTACCGGCCTGCGCCCATTGCGTCGTTGACGCCCTTGGTCATCTGCTGGATGCTGCTGCCCTTGGTAAGGCCGATAGAGATCTCCCGCCGTGTCACCATCGCCAGATGGTCGGTATTGCCCCACACGGCGGCGGAAAATTGCCGCTCGCTCCACGGCTCATCAAGGACTCGCTTAATGAGCTTATCGTCGAGACGCGCGACGCCAAACCCAAGGCGCAGCCCGCGCTGCACGCCGTAGCAGCCCTCGTAATAGCTGTTGACCAGCGTGTCGCGCATCATCCGCCTGATCCTGCCGTCCGCGTCTCCGGCGAGATCGATCATGTGCCGGTAGATGTCTCCGAGCAGCTGCTCCTTGCGGCTGATCCGGCTCTTGGCCGAGAGGGTGTTGATCTCCAGCAGCATCCGGCTATCCTTGGCGGGGCCGGAGATGGCCTTGACGTACCGGTCGATGGACATGCGCCACGAGCTATACTCCCTGCCGCTGATGTACTGGCGGGCCACGGCGTCCGTGAGCTGATTATCCTTGGCGTACCGGCCATAGATTGCCGCGATCTCGCGCTCAATCTGGCCCGCAGCCTCCTGATAGATGGTCATAAGCTCGTTGGTATACTGGTCGGCCCGGCGCTCGGTCTTAAGCGCCTCCGACTTGGCGAGATCAACCCAATAATTGCGGTTGCTGCTCATGCGCCGTCACCGTCCTCATCCGCTGTGGGAGGCGTCGCCTCAGCCTCCCGCAGCGCCCTGGCCAGCGCCTCATACCCGGTGGAGGGGTCGGCAGCCTTAAGCTGCTGCTCCTCCTCGGCCCTGAGCTTATTGATCTCATCCTGCACGTTGCTGACGTTGGGCAGGAGCTTAAGCCGCGTCTCGCGGGAGAGGTCGGCGGCCAGCTTGGTCACCACGTCTGCGAGCTCGGGCAGATTTTGCGGCTGATTACGCCGAAATTGGATGTCGATGTCGCGGTAATCATAGGTGGGATTGCTGGTGATATGCAGGATGTTGGTAATCAGTTCGGCGCGGCGTTGCAGGCCGCGCTTAAACTTGCGCTCCTTAATGGCTGTGACCTGCTCAAGGCCCCACAGCTTGTATGCGATGGCAACGCCTGAGAGGTTGCCCGCAAACTGCTCGTCCGACAATCGCGGCACGCCGCTCAATGCGTGGATGTCCCGCGTCAGCCGATCCTTATAGTGCTCGAGGCCCGCGTCGTTGACGTCCTTAGTAAGCCAGCTGATCGTGCCCCCATTGGCAAGGCTGATCGCGCCCTCCTCCTTAATCTGCACGATGTCGTTGGACGTGGCCGCGCCCATATGGGATAGCACCATGATCGCGTCGTCGTTATACTGATACATGTTGGCCGTGTTACTCTGCACGCGGTTGTATGCGTCGATCATGGGGATCACGCTCTCATAGTCGCCCATGCGCTCGTCGTTATTGCGGTACTCGACCACCGGCACGCCGTGCCAGTAATGATCCTCCGTGCCGGAGAGCTGCAGGGAGCCGCCGTCCGGGGCGGTAAAATACCAGACGTCCTCCTCGCGCCACCACTCATAGCGCGTGATCTTGTTGCCGTCCTTATCCTCTGTAACAATACGCCGGATCGCGCCCATCGGCTCCTCCGAGCCGGTCGGGTAGATGACGAGGCAGTCGTCGGGCTCGAGCAGGGTCATGCGGATCGCGGCGTCCTCATCGAGATACAGCATCTCGCAGCAGCTCCCCTTGATGGAGCAGCCCTTGGCGAGCTCGGCGTTGTGATCCTGCTCGTCGTTATAGTCCATGATGTCCTGCAGCTGCGCGAGGTAATTATCATCCGAGCTGCCATATACCACGGGCTTACCCAAAAAATACCCGGTGGCCGTGTCCGTGATGTACTTGGCGACGTTGCAGACGATGCGGTTATTGGGCGAGGCGCTGTGCTCCTTGTGGCTGTGGAGGATATCGTGGTTGCCGAGGTAATACTCCTGCAGATGATGGTACTTATCCGCGCCCGCCAGCATGTGCCGATCGATCAGGCGCTTAACGCCTGTCGCGTCCAGCGTCTGATACGACGCCCTGTCCATGTAGACCGATGACATTACTCTGCCTCCCATCTGCGACATTGCCCCGTCATGGCCTCACCGATCAGTCGCGCAAGGCCCTCCACTGTAATGCTGGTATGGGTATATGGGTGCTGATGGATACTGATCTCAATCCCGTGTGCAGTATTGCGCCATGTGATGCCCTCCGTATACTGATGTCCACAGGTATCCTTGTGGGCGCATACATTGCAGATATCGCTTAAGCTGGCTGCCTCCATCGTCCTGCCTCCTATACTATTTATATCCCTAATTCGCGGCGATCGAAAATAAAGAACCGCTGCTCATTTTTGGCGATGCTGCGCGCCCCCTCCAGCGCATCCGGCCCGTCGTCGTGGGCCGCCATTGGAAACTGCAGCAGCTGCTCTAAGAGCCGCTTATGCCGCCGATTAAACTTAATGTACTTATTTTTGATGTCCGGCTGCAGCGTCTGGACGCGCATCACCTTATCGGTGGTCTGCTGTACCTCCTCAATGGGGAGGTACAGGCCCGCACGGGCGGAAGCCTTGGCAAGCTCCTCCTTAAGAAACCATTGGAACTGATTGGTCTCGGCACCGAGCTTGGTATAGCCGCGCCCGTAGGTGTTGCGTAGCCACTCCTCCTTGTGCAGGACATCCGAGATAATCCGGTCAGGGTGCCGCCGCTCGATGTCCGCGTCGAGGACGTACATATATCCGGTCTGCGTGTGCTTGGCAAGGGTGATGATCGCCGAGTAGTCACTGTTTTTGGATTTGCCGAGACTGGGATCAACAAACCCAAAAAATGCAAAATCTCCGTTACCAAAATTGATCTCGGCCTCGTTGTACCAATCGAGCCAGTCCTCGATAAAGATGCAGTCGTCCGGGTTAATCGGCTCGTTTTGGAGCTCGGAGTTAAACGAGCTCTCGCCCTCGGAGATACGGATGCACATGAGGTCATAGTAGGAGAGCTTAGCCTCCCACAAGACCTCTGTCCCGGCAAGCATCTCGGCTTTGTGGCCCTCAAAATATGCAAGCGCGTGCGCCGCGCGGTCAGGGTCGTCGAGATCGGTATAGAGCGCCTCCCACTCCCTCCAGAGGCTGTCCGCCTTGCTCCAGCTGATGACCGCCTTGTACTTGATCGCCTGATAGGCCGGGTTGCGCAGGGTGTTGGCCAGCAGGCTGTCATAGTGCAGCAGCGTGCCGATGTACACGATATCCGTGTAATCGTCGCCCGCCTTGGAGACAGCCTTGTTATACCAGTCCCGCAGCTTGCGCCGCTGCTCCGGCGTGCGGACGTTCTCGTCGTTCTCGACGTCGTCCAAGACGATCAGGTCAGGCCGCCAGTTGCGGTGCTTACGTCCTCTGATCTTTTTCCCGCTGCCGATGGCCTCGATCTTAATATTAGTTTTGGTCACCAGCACATTGCCGCGCCAAACCGGCCCGGCCAGCTCACCAAAATCCTCTCGGATCGCGGCATTGTCCTCCAGTTCCACCCGCAACGACTCTAAAAATCCCTCGGCCTGCTCCGAGCTGTCGGAGATAATGATCGGGTAGTGCTTATATCCATAGAGCACCGCATGCATCGTGCCCTTAAATGTGAGGTTGGTACTTTTGGCGTGGCCACGGGGGGCGGCCACGACCCGGCGCGAGCCGGGCAACCGGCTGATGATCTTGACGTCCGCGCCGGTTAAAGGGTAGCGCCCCTTCAGGACGCCATCCCGCCAGATGGCGTCTAAATCGCGGTGAAAATCCGGCGAGGGCCGAGAAAAGTAATGGCCAAAATATGCGCGGCCAAAAAACTCCATGTCAATCGCGCCGAGCCTCCTGCGGATACCGTGCTCGCCGGTGAGCTGGCCGCCGCGCTCATACTCCCGCAATAACTGCCTGCGCTCCGGCTCATCCCCGCGCCGGAGGTAATCGTTTAAGATTTCGCACAGACCGTTTAAATTTTGGCCGTTGTCCTCTTGTATTTTGGCTTCCGCGTCCTCCAGCGCCCCTTTCAGGGCGTCCAAAGGGCTTAATTTTGGTCCTGCCAATCCCGGTCACCTCCCAAATCGCAAAAAATGGCCCCTGAGAGGCCCCGCAAGGCCGGTCAGGGGAAAGGGGTAAAGTTGCTCACAAAAATCAATGCGTCAAAATTTAAACGGGGTTAACGGCGATTTAAACGCATCCGCGCCCAGATGCGGCAGTGCAATGCGCAAATATCCGGCATTTGGCCCGGATATGCTCCGCCATCGGGCCTAATCGGCCCGCAGAATGCCCCATATGTCCACCAGATCGTACCGCGCGGGACGCATCAACCGCCCGGACTCCCCGGCATCGTTTAAATCTTGGTTCCAAACCGTTTAAATTTTAAACGGTCGTGTGGGGGCGATTGCCGTCGCCCCCGGCTCATGAACGATCCATTGTTACGGTTATATCGGATCGGGCTCCCGCCCGGTATCCTCATCATCCTCGCGCACCACGGAGAGCTGCAGCTCCCGCTGCTCCCCGCACAAGGTGATTGCCACCTTGGCCCGCTTACGCCGCAGATCGTACTCGACGACCTGCGCGGGGAAGTGGGCGAGCACGCCGCCGACGATCTCCGGCCTGCCGTCCTCCGGTACGCGGATTACGGTCGGCTCCAGCGGCTCCCCATCTCCCGCGAGTAGCCTGATCCACTCCGCCTCCAGATAGGAGAGGGTGGAGGGCTCGCCGTAGCCCGTGCCAACAAAACGGATCACGCTGGGGATCGCCCGGATCGTGTAATATATCTGCGCGGCAAATCTGATGTCCACAAATACATACGATGGGATCAGGGTGTAGAGTCTGCGGCCCCACTTGCCGTCCTTGCGGATGATCCTGTCCTCCCGCGGCACCAGCGCCCGCACGCCCTTGGAGAGCAGCGCGTCCCGCACCTTGATCTCGTCCCCGGTCTTGACCTGTAAGACATACCACATGATGGTTATCCTCCCTCTGCGATCCCGGTCTCCTTTTTCTTGTCCACGTACTCGGCCAATTGCTTGTACAGGTCGGGCCGCTCCTTGGCGAGCTCGGCAAATACCAGCCCCTTGACCGCGTCGAGCCCGGTATCCAGCGCGTCCTGATTTTGCAGGGCGATCCGCTTTTTGTAGGCCGACGCCCTGACGAGGGCGTTGGTCTCCTTAAGGAGCTTACTGAGGTCTACCTCCTGCCAGTCCTCCTCGGTGGTGTTGCTCAGAGTGTTAAGCAGGTTGTGGCTGACGATGCGGATAATGGCCTCCGTTGTGTCGAGGTCTGGATACTTACTGACCTCGTCCATCATGCGCTGCAGGTTGGCATTGGCCATCATCAGCGCCTCGTGCTCCGCCAGATACGCCTGCGCGTACCGGCAGACAGAGGACATGGAGATTGAGACGCCCTGCGTCTGCAGGTATGCGATGACCTCGCTGTAGGTATCCCCATCCAGCAGCATCTGCTGCACGGTATCCCTGATCTCAGGGGGGAGGCCGTCGATCTTACTATGCTTGCGGTTGCGCCTCTCTGCCATCCTCTACACCTCGATCTGATTGTCCCGGATACCTCCGCTCAATAAGCGGATGCCCTTGCCGGTGAGCTTGGCCTCCATATCTCGGTAATCGTTGTCGGCCAGCGACGCGGGCGTCTTGTCTGCCACAAGGCGGAGATGGAGATAGCCCTCCTCCGCCAAAAAGTTGACGGAGTCCAAAAACTCATCCTCATCAACGCCGTGACCGGCGACCACGTCCTTGACGCCCGTGAGCCGGTTGTACTTATATCTCAGGATATTGATAATCCGCAATACCAATCCGTTATTGTGGACAAAATTGCCAGCGCGCAGCCGTGCCCGCTCCTCATTGCTCATCTTGCCACCTCCTCGTTATGACGATTACCTTATCCATAATGACGTCTAATTTGCGGTCCAACTTACTAACCTCGCGGTAAAAGTCATCGCGCTTGATGTAATTGTCGCGGATATCCTTGACGTCGTCCCGCAGCTCGTCGATTGCCTTGTCGTACTCCTCGCGCCGGACGGTGTCCTGACGCAATTGTGTGATCTCGCTGTGCATGCGGTCAATCCGGGCAAAGGACTGCCGCAGGAAATAGCTGATGATGGCGATCACCACCGTCGCTCCGATTGGTAAGAGCACCTTGACCCACTCGTTCATGTGTTTTCTCCCCGCCGCAAAAATATATGAGGTATAACTGATGCCTCAGTTATACCTCATAATCAATCCGTGTTGTATTTGCGGGCAACAATGGGCTGTAAAGTGTTAAAAAAGCATTATCTGGTTATCCGGCATCCGCTCTCTGATCTTATCCCGCTTGCCCTTGGTCAGCACGTAGATGCGGCTCTCAGACAGCCCCCACTTACGGGCAAGCTCCGCGACATTGTAGCCGTCATATGCCGCGATGATCTGATCATTGCGCCTGTCCCGCGTCAGCGTATCGGCCTGCGGGATATCGATGTGCATGCCGCCGTAGGTGCGTACCAGCGCCTTATATCCATCCATCCCGATCAGCTCGGCAAGCTGCCGCTGCTCCTCATTAAGGTCGTCCAGCGTGAGCAGGTCGAGCAGGTTATCCGCCACCGCTGCCGCCTCCCTTGCCGCGCTTGCGGGCGCGGTAGATGTTGGGCACATAGCCCTTATCAATGATGTCGATGAGCTTGCTGCACTGCTCATAGGTGAGCCATGCAAACGGGTCTTTTGCCGTTGCGCTGACATGCAGCTCCTTGCGGATGATACCGCTCAGCCGCTCTCCGAGGCTTAAGGCGCAGGGCTCTGTGTCCATCGCCTTGATGTCGTACATCATGGCCCATACCTTGCGCTGCTGCTCCGACGTCGGCCCTCCCGGATGCTCCGGGTGCTGCTTTGGCGCGCGGTGCTTGGGGGCAGGAGGGGCGGATGGATGCCTCCGCTGGAGCTCCCGGATGAGCGCATCGGCCTCGCGGGCGGTAAGCTCCTTGAGGCTATCCTTGTCCGCCACATCAGTGGCCAACGCGTGCAGGTCATCGTTGGTCATCCCGATCCCGCGCGCCGCGCCATATATCCGGCGGCGCTGCCTGTCGTCAATCATCGCTGTAGCTGCCTGCATGATCCGCTCCTCCTTATATTAGATGGTCTCGACCGATACCTTGATGCCCTCCTCGACGTGCGCGGCAGACCGGATGATGTCAACCGCCTGCTGCACGCTGCCCGTCCATCCTGCCGACCGGAGCACTTGCGTCATCCACTCGTAGTTGACAATCTCCGCCGTGAGGTAAGCCTCCTCACTGGCCTGCTTGGCGTCAAGCCCGGCCACATTGATTAGCGTCGCCATGTCCCGCTTATATTGCCCCTTGAGGCGCTTATGCAGGACGGAGGCGACCTGCTCATCGTCCGTGATCGCTCGGATCGTCTCGTCCAGGCTGCCCTCAATGTAGCTGCCCTGACACGCCATCACGATCAGCCGCTTGAGGTCGTCCGTCGGCTTGCTGATCGTCTCGGTCTTAATATAGTCGTTGGCGACGTCGCCCAGCAGGCCGCGCAGCATGTTGCCGGAGCCCAGCTTGGGGGCCTCCGTAACGCTGACCGTGACCCTCGCGCCCTCGCTGCCCAGGTACTCAACCGTCTTGAGCTTGGTGTCCTTGAGGTCGGCAACAGCGAGACGCTCAAAATATGCCTTGAGCTCTTCGGCTCGGCTCTTAAGCCGGGCCATCTGCTGGGTGAGGACGGCGTACTCGTTGACGCGCTGCGTAACGTTATCCATTGTCGCCCTCCATCTCATCCAGCGCCTCCAGCATCTCCCGCAGGCACTTGCGGCAGGCGGTGATGCCTCTTGCGACGAGGACGTCCTCCGTGCTGCCGCAGCGGGGGCAGGTGTCCATATGCTGATTGATGGTAATGCCGCGACTGATGCTATGCGGCCCACTGAGCGTCAGTGTCAGGTCGACCACCATACCGGGCATGAGCCCGGCCTCGTGCCGCAGACGCTGCGGGATCGTGATCCCGCCCTTGCTGCTGATCCGTCGTGTGTAGGTCATTGTCTTAATCCTCCTGTATGTCGCGCGGTGGGCATGGCAGCAGGATAATCAAATCGGCAACGATCCAACCGATGATGATATGGTCATGGATCGCTAAGATTAGCCACACCATTGTCGCAAGTATACCTAGCCCACATCCCCGCACATAGTACCGATATTGCGTACTGTGCCTCCTCATCGCTTATCACCCCGGTGCTTATAGGTGATCCAGAGCGCCAGCGTCAAGAGGGATATCCAACCGAGGATCACCCCGGCAAACAGACCGAGCCAAAAATTAACCATCCGTCCCATCCTCCTCCACCTTACGCAGCTTGTCCACGTTGCAGTGATCGCTTAACTCCTTGAGCCATACGTGCCACTGATCCAGCCAGCGCATGTAATACGGCTTGCCAGCGACGGTGTACTGCGTGCCGTCTCCGCCGATCAGGACGACCTTGTCGCCCCGCTTGAGATCGCTCTTGCAATCTGTCAATCTGATCGCCTCCTATGTTATTTTATCCCCGCTCTGCATCTCTCCGGGCTTGCGACCGTTGCCTTGCGGCAGCTGCATTAGGTGGGGCCATGTGGCCCCAAGGTTGCAATTGGCAGCGATTTGACACTCGTTTCAATCCACGCGCCCGCACGGGGCGCGACTGCGTTATGTTACTGATACCGCGCCGGGTAATCGTCATCTCTGACCCGCGCGATATTGTCGATCCCAATGATCCCATCGTAACCCTTAAGCGTCACGGCCAGCTTGCCGCAGCAGGGGCAGGGCTCCGGCCCCGTCGCTACCACCCACACCTTGCCCCGATGCTGCTTGGCGTCCGGGCCGTGGGTGATCACCACCTGGTCTCCTGCGTGGATCGGCGTCTCCTGTGCCATAGCCATCCTCCTCTCAATTGCCTCACTCTGCATTACTTGCGGGCTTGTGACCGCCATCGGCTGCATTAAGGCGGGGCTTTATTGCCCCGTACTATCATGATTAACAGGTTGTATCTGGTGGCGGCAGTTGACGTGATGCAGGGCATTGCCTGCGACGTCCACGCCGTCCTGATACCCCTTGCGATAGCCTCTCTGATAGGTCTTGGGCTGCTTGCGCTCCTGCCCGATGATGCATCCCGCATACAGCAACAAGGGGATCATCAGCAGGCCGACGATCTCTCCTCCCGGCATCCCGCCGTGCCAATACCCGATGATATTGACGATGTTGACCACTAGCATCCCCGCGAGCAATCCGCCCGCAAAAACCAGCCCGGATCGTGTCCATCTTGCCATATTGACCCTCCTCATACCACCATGCCGATGCCGAGGTTGCGAGCCCTCGCATACAGGCTGTCATAGCTGATATCGTCGCTGTTAACCGCGTTATTGTATACATTAACCGCACCGCGCACACCAAATTTGCTCCGGCAGATGCCCTCCAGCAGGTCAACCGCTCTCTTTTCTCCCGCCTGCGCAAGGGCGGGGAAGAGCATCTCCACATCCGCGCGCTTAATCCGCTGCGTGTTATAGTAGCGGTTAAATTTGACCCGGCTAAACAGTTGCGCAAACCGCGCCTCCTGCCGCCCCATCATACGTCCATAGACCTCTGTGTTGCCGATCAGCACGATGCCGATGCCCTCCTGCCCGGTGATGGTGTTGGGGTCGGCAAGCGTCCTGATCTCCTCTAGTGCCGAGAGCTTGAGGTGCTGGGCCTCATCGATAATGATGACCTTGTTGCTGCCGTCGAGCTTGGCCCGGATGTTGGTCAGCAGGTCGAGCTTGCTGCGTGTCTCAGGGATACGCAGCGCCCGCGCGAGCAGCTTGAGGATGTTGCCGAGCGTCCCTGTGCTGGGGGTCGCCTGTATGTAGATGCTCTGCGTCGGGTTATCCCGTACAAACTTTTGCGCGGCCTTGGTCTTGCCGATCCCCGCGTCTCCGTGAGCGATCATGATGCCGCGCTCCAGCTGGCAATACTTGATCATCTTGTATACGTCCTCAGAGATTGACGTCGGGATATAGTCCTGCGTGGCGACCATGGGCAGCGCCGTCTCGCGGGCCTGCTCATGCTCCACCGCCGTGCGCAGATACTCCTCCAGCGCCTGCTCTACGCCCGCGATGTCCCCGGTGTACTGCCCGCGCAACCATTGGCTGATAATTGCCTTATTGATCCCGGTCACCTGCGCAAGCTTGGCTTGGCTCATCCCATGCTCCCGTAAGTACTGCTGTACGCGGGCCTGCAGCTCCGCGTTATGGGCCTTACTCATTGTGATCGTCCTCCTTGATATCATCATCGTCTACTGATATATTGATCGTGGCGACAATCCGCCGCCGGAGTGCCTTGCAATATTGCGCCTGCAGCCGGTGCAGCTCCATCACGTCGTGCGCTGGGTCGTCCGCGCAGGCGTTGAGCCTGTCCCGCAGGCGGGTAAGATCAGAGGCCATAACCGTCCTCCTCCCCGCCGCGCTGGCGCTCACGCTGCTCCGCGTTGCGCACCATGCGGCTCAGATCGTCCGCGCCCACCGCTTTGAGCAGCGGCTCCGTGTTGTCCGCCGCCCGCTGCACGTCCAGTATCTTGGGCTCGGCGTCCGGGATGATCTGCGCCTCGCGGTTGATGTGGGCTTGCTGCAGCACCAGATTGAGGGCCGTCTGCTTGCCGATTGCCGGAAGGGTGCTGTACTCCAGCGCCTCCTTGGTGATCCGCTCCATGCGCCTGACCTTGCCGATGGCCTCCTTGACCTCCTCCTTGCTGGTACCGTAGGTAAGCACCGCCGTATTGTCGGCGGGGACGGTCATCAGGTATCGGTCTTGCAGATCGTAGAGCCTGACCTCGCTGAGGTCGTCGGGGTCGTATCGGTAATAGACCTCCTGCCCGCGCAGCGCGTTGACCATATCAGCCGTCCAGTAGTCGATCCGCTGTCCGGCGATATCGAGGTGGACGCCGCGCCTGCCGACCTGCTGCGGGCGGCTCGACCGCATGAGCATCAGCGCCAGCTCGTCCGCCGAGGCGACCCGCTTGCGCTGCAGGTGCTCGTTGTATACCTGCATCCGGGGCTTACCCCGGTCGGCTGCCACTGTGCCGCCATATGGCTGCCGGTTAAAGTAGTACTCCAGCAGCTCCGTCACGGCCTGCGTCATCGTCTCGTCGGTCGGGATGCTGCCGTCATCCTTGAGGATGTGCTTGAGGCACTCCGGCTTCTCCGTGACATTGCCGCCTGTGTAGGTGGCAAAAAGGCGCGAAAGGTGATCCTTAACGTCCCTAAACCGGCGCTCAATGATCTTGGCCTTGGCGTTGCGGACGATGGCATTGGTCATCTTGATGCCGAGCCGCTCAAATACGGGCGGCGGCGCATACCGCTCCTGCCCATCCTTGGGCCGCTTGGCCCGGTGGCCTAACCCACCAATATCGTGGGTCAAGAACTCGCGGCCATTGTCCACGTAGATGTTATCCGGGATGCCGTATTGCAGGATGCCCTTGCGCAGGGCGATCAGTGTCGCCTGCGAGCACGGCGCGTCCGTGATGTGGCAGCCGGTAAAGACACCCGACCGAGCATCAAAAAATGCGGTCAGATACAGGCGGTGCCGGGTGCCGTCCGCCCGCTTGGAGATCACATCAAACGTGTGGTTATCCGCGATCCACCACTCGTTGCTCGCCATATCGTCGTATACACGGCGGATATATGGGGCGCAGCGGTCTCTGTATGCCTTTTGGCCCTCTCGGCCCAGCACCTTGACCGGCATCGGCACGTCACTCCTGATGTGCCGGGTGAACGTCTCATAGCTTGGGATGGTATCGTATAGCTCCGGCAGCTCCTGGCCGATCCAGAGCTTGGTGTACTCGTAGCAGCGCCGGATCGGGTGCTGCGCCTCGTCGAGGTAAAACGACAAAAACGCCTGCCAGACGGTCTCGTCAATGCTGCTCCGCCCCTTGCGCCATTTGCCGCGCTTGTCGATCAGGCCGTCAAGGTCGTCCTCCCGGACGGCTCGCCACTTACGGTATAGGATATCCGTGGAGAGCTCCGCGCCGGGATGCTGCAGGTTGTATAGCAGGATGTACTGCTCGTCCACCTGCGTCTTGCTGGCTCCCGGCTGGCTGCGGTACTCCTGCCACTCGGCCACCACCCGCCGCCAGTGCGCGATCTCCTCGCGCTCCTCCGCGCTGTATGTATCCAGCGGCTTGGCCTCGGCCTTTGATGCCGGAGGCGGCGCTGTGGGCCGGTGCTGCTTGAGGTACTTATCTTGCAGCGGCGCGTCGAGCGAGCTGAGCGGGATCAGGTACTTAGGTCGGTTGTTGGCGTTGAGCGTCCGATCCGCTTTGATCTCTCCCGTCTCTGCAAGTCGTTTTGCGTGCCGGTAGCTTATCCCCATGAGGGATGCGAGTTCTTGACATGTCAGCATTGTCTCCATTGATATCTCACCTGCCTTTGACCTGCCATCATCAGGCGCTGGGGGGTCATTCCCCGCGCGACGGCCTGCTATGGCCGTTTCGGCTGTTTTGTGGTATAATTTGTATAATTAACAAAAGGATGTGGTCTTAATGCCTCGGTCAAAATCTTCACTGCCGGATGAGCACGGTCTCCTTTATGTAGATATCGCTAACCTTAAACGCTATTGCTCCGACCTTTTGATGGATGCCAAAACGATTTATGCCGCGCAACTGCAAAAATTGGGAACTTGGATGATGCCTGAACTTGTAGCCAAAATTGAAAATCGTATGCAAGAGCTTTCAAACCTAGAATTCACATTACAATACAAAACAAGGGTTTATATCGTGACGGAAGCGGATTTCTTCCGGCTCGTGATGTTTGGCATGGAAGAATGCGTAGTAGAATATCTGGACTGTAAATATGGAATACCGGATGGTCTTGATATTTCTAACGCGGACAACTATCAATATGTAGATGAAATTCATCCGTACTACCGTAGCGCTTTATATATCTTTATTGGCGATAAAGTTTCTCGGTATGAATTATCGACGGGGCAGCTTGCCACATTGATGGCCGTATTCCGTAATGAAAATCTTGTTGACTTTAGCGGATCAAGAGATCGGTTTTACGGCGCGCCTAGAAGATCCCATCGAGAGAAAAGTTAAATCTCTTTGCGAAGCGGGCAAGGTCGTCTGCCTTTTCAAGCGCTTTGAATGCCGCGCCAGCATACGGGCAACGTTTTTCCGTGTAAATGGATTTATGGATGATGTTCAATATGTGCCGTCGCTCCTTTTTCGGCGCGGCACAGACAATCCGCCTGTACATCTCCTCAAGCAGTTTTTCATCATGATACGCCAATTCTGATGTAAGCTTTGTTTCAGTCATTGGCCTCTCTGCTGACTCTGAGAAGGATGATTGACGCTCTAATTCACGCACTGCCTTAACAGCAGCTTTGATGTCATCATTTGCAACCGCATAGAGCAGGTGCTCTTCTGTGGATTCATGATCTTGCATCAAATTGGTGCCAAAAGCACGCTCACAAAAGCTAAGCTGCGCCATTTGCAAGGATGGAAAATATGTGCCGCTGTGTACCCCGCGCTTATCATAATCGACAGCCCAAACAACATACGGTTCCGGCGCACCAGGGTGCTCATTTTTTGCAATTACATACTGATTGTTGTAGTTCCCGATCAGTTCAAAGCCTTCGGGTAGTTTGATGTCTAAGGTCATTTTGATCTCCTTTCTCACGGCTTGTCTCATCAGTTGCGGGAGGCCGTCTCCGCAAGACCGCCCGCTCGGCGGTTTCGACTTTAATCATCGCAATTATCAGCAATGACAACTTTCAGATATTCAAGATGAGATACCCTATTTTCCATTACGCTAATTTCATAGACATTGACTTCGTAATATGGAGCCCAATCGCCGATCAGTAATTTTTCAAGGCTATCATATCTTTCAATTTCGGCACTAAACAAATCAACTATCCTGATTTCAATATCTGTTTTATCGGCTTTCACAAGCGCCTGTGATATGGTCAGGATCAAGGCGCTCATACTCATTTTGTATTGCTTAATTTTCTTTTCTGTGTAACCATATTTGGATAACTTCATTTTTTCCTCCTTTGGCCTGTCTCGTCGGTTGCGGGAGGCCGTCTCCGCAAGACCGCCCGCTCGGGCGGTTTCGACTCATAGCAGGCCCAGTGCCTGCATGGCTCCTAACACTGCAATCAGCACGGCGGCCAGCGGCACGCCAAAAATGATGCCTTTCACGCTTCGAGCCTCCCTTCTTCATCGTTGTAGTTCACGTACAGCATTTTTGCATAGCGGCATACTGATGCGATGGATATCGGCACGCCTTGACTTGCAAGATACTGTGCAACATCAGAGTATGTATACCTGCCGTCGCAGAGCATGCTCTCCACTTCGCGCCGCAGGTTGGTATCCAGTCTGGAGATAATGCTGACCGGCCTTTTCCATCGGCGTTGTTTTGGCTTCTCAGGCTCTGGCTGCGGCGTAGGCTGCGCAGACTGTATCGCCGTAATCATAACCGGGATCATCTGTTTCATGACCTCCGCCACGGTTTCCGCGACCGTCTGCCGGATGATCGCGGTAATGTCCGGCATGTAGGAGCCTTGCCGCCGGATCGTCGGGAGCACCTCATCAAAAACCCAGCGCTCAAACTCCTCGGCTTTGGGGAGCCTGCTGTGCGTGATCAGGCGGTAGAGGTCGCCCTCCGGGATCAGGTTCATCACGATCTGCTTCTCTGGATTCTGCGGGTGAGGTAGGTGGTGTTTCGCCACCCACCTACAATGCTGCTTGATAGCGTTGTTTGTGTCCTTGTAACCAAGGCATCTGGCGGCGGCTTTTGCCGGGAAATATGGTTTCCCATTGATTTCGAGCAATCCAAGTTCGCCAAAGTCGGGGTGCCTAAAAATCTGTAACTCTTGCATTGTCAATGTTCCTTTCTGGCCTGTCTCGTCAGACCGTGTAGGCCAATTCACGGTGACCGCCCGCTCGGCGGTTTCGACTGGTAGGTACTCGATAATTTATCGATTCCTTATGATATTAGGGATTGCATGTAAATCCTTTATGCGCTCTGCTCCTGCTTGTCCACATAAAAGATATCCTCCACTTTACATCCGAGGGCTTGGGCAATGGCGGCAGCTCTAAGCGGATGGGTATACTTATTTTCTCCGCGTTCAATGCGGCATACTGCATTATCAGGTAATCCGGCTTGCTGGGATAACTTCTTACGAGATAAGCCTTTTGCTTCGCGGCGTTTTTGGATATCTGTTCGTTTTGCGACTAACATCATTACATCTCCTTCCGATTATTGTACGCTCGTACTTAACAATTTATATATTACTACGTACTAACGTACTTGTCAAGTTGTTTTTTAATTTTTTTGTGTACATACGTACATACTAAGTGCTATAATAACTGCAGCCCAATTAGAGGAGTGACTGCAGTGAGCATAGCTAATACACTTAAGGACTTGCGCAACCAGCGCGGATTAACTCAGGCAGGATTGGCGCAAGAAACAGGTATATCTATACATGCGATTAATAGCTATGAGTCTGGCCGCCGAGAGCCTAACAGCCGATCAATGGCCATCCTTGAGAGGTATTTTGGCGTGACCGGCGATTACCTGCGCGGTGGGGTTGATCGCTCTGCCCTGATCGTCCGTGATGGGCAGGTGCTCAATGGGCTGGATGCGCTAGATAACCTGATGTATCGCTTTAAGGATGCGTACCGGGCCACCAAGTCGTCCAACCGGCTGCGCGCTACGGAGATGCTTGAGAGTGTGCTGACCCGCATGACCTCCAGCGTCGTCACCAACGCCGCCGATCCAGACTGGACAGCGGAGGAGATCGACCGTTTAATCGGTGTTTTTCTGGCTCTTAACCGGGCCGGGCGCGATAAGCTCTTGGAGCGCGCCGACGAGCTCCAGCAGCTCCCGCAATACCGCAGGGAGTAGCCTCCTCACGTTTCGCCGCTGTCTTATGCCCTTATCCTATCGCGCCCGTGTGCCTACGTCCCGTTTTTGTTGTAAAATAACGTATTCGGTTATTTTGGTTCCAATAAAGCACAAAAATAGGCCCGGATCGTAATGATCCGAGCCTATTGAACATTGCCGGGTTATTCGGTTTCCTCAATAATATCTTCAATGTGGCAGCCCAGAACGCGGGCCGCCTTGAGCAGCTGATAGACATTGGTCGGCGCGTATCGCTGCGCGTCCCAATCTTCGAGCGTCCGCAAGGGGATTCCCGTCGCGCGGGCAAACGCCGCCCGGCTGTAGCCCTGCTCCTCCCGCATCTGCTGGAGCCTGGTCTTATCCGCCATTAGTCGTGCCTCCTTTGGTGGCCTCTGATAGCCGTAATCAGCGCCGCCGTACCTGCCGCCGCCGCGCCGATGATCGCCGCAGTGCGCCATGCGCCGGGGAGGGGATAGGCTGCGATCAGCAGCGCCGCCGTCAGGCATACCAGTAATAATGTTGACTTGCGCATTTTATCCGGGTATAATAGGGTTGGGTCGGATGGAGACCCTTGCGGGCCCCCATCCTCTTACCTACCGCCGCTTGCGCTTGGATTTGCTAGGGGCGGTTTTTTTCTGCCGCAAACTGATAATGCTGATCACGATTGCTAATGTACCGTTGACGCATGCCCAGATGCTGCAGATGGCTTCCAACCTGTTCACCGTATCACCTCCTTTCATTGTCTATATTATACCACGGTATGCCGTGGTAGTCAATGCTTTTCTGTAATTTTTTTTAGGTTTCTTTCAATTTTTTTATTTGCACATATCGAAATTTGAATTACCATTTCTGGAAGCGTTTAATTTTCTCGTTTTGATATAATAAGTTCCGATTGAATGGGACATGCAAAACCGGCCCAAAATGCCCGCAAACAGCGTAGCTACTTAATGGGACATGTCCCATTCAATAATTTTTTTATGTCCCATTGATTTCAATTTAAACGGTAGTTAAACTCTGATTATTTGCCCCTCATCCGCGCCGCCTTAAACGCACCGTTTAAATGCTTTGCATTACCCGCAATCCCTTATGTATCAACGCTTTCCGGCGTTTCTGGCTCAGTGGCGCATAAACGTTTAAATTTCTCTTAAACGTATAATAACGCGCCGCGCGCCGTTTTTTGCTTATTTTCTATAACCGCATCAAATTGCCCGTTTTCGGGCAAAAAAAATTGCAATCCGGTTTTCACTGGGCTGCAATTTTTTTCTTTTTTTTCGGGTTGGCTTCCACCGATTTTTGTTGTACCTGCGGCGTTTTCGGGGTTTTCCCGGGTTCTCCCGGTTGCCCGTTTAGGCCCGGTGCCCGTATTTGCGTTCTTTCTGCAATTCTACATCCGGACGGTTGAGCACAACGGGCCAGCGGAGGATGAGTTCGCCGTGGGCGGCTTCATCGAAGAGACGGCGCGGACTGTGGCCGTCCCCCGCATTGCGGAGCGTTTTCTCACGCTCGAATGCAAATGCGAACGGATAGAGGATTTATCCGGCGAGGGGCTGACTGCAATGGTAATCGGCCGCGTGGCCCACATGGCGATGGCCGAGGATTATGCGAAAGGCTTCGAGGATCAAAAATATTCGGGGAACGGTTTTTTCTATCTCATTCACACGCCTAAGGATTTAGAAACGGGCGAGGGGAATCATATGGGAATTGCAACGCTCTGCCCGGAACGGAAAGAATAAAAATGTGCAAGAATGCGCGAGGAGGCCCTAAATGCTGGAGAAAGAAAAGCTCACGGCACTACGCATGCGTCGGCAATGCCTGTCCGCTCCTGCGGACAAAGAGGAATACGACCGGCTCTATCGTGACACGTCTCCGGTGCAGAACGTTTACTTTCACGGCTTCGGCCAGCCGCCGTGCATAACGTTCCGCGCAGATTTTGATGATTTGGAATATAATCGGGTGCGGCAGGAGCAGCGCATTTTGGTCAAGGGCCGTTTTCAAAGCGGCAACGTCGGCTTTATCGAGGCGGAGGAGCTGGAGCTTTTTGCGGGCCTTTACCGCAAGCCGTACAAGCCCTCTCCCACGCAGGAGATGCTTCTTGCGCTCATCCGGAGGGAGGGGCCCATGAACATTGCCCTGATGAAGGAGATGACAGGCCTTCTGGTGAAGGAGATCACGCCCGCCCTGCACAAGTTGCAGGCCGCCTTTTTTATCTTTGAGGATCAGCCGGACGGCGAGTGGGATCGGAGCTGGATGCGCTTTGAGGAGATGTTTCCTAACGTGGATGTAGAGCGATATTCGCGGCAGGAGGCGCTTAGGATCGTTTTGCGGCGCTTTGCATACCGATATGTCCGCTTCACGGCTATGGAGGCGAAATCTTTCTATAGCTTGCCGGAAAAGGAGATTGTGCAGGCGGCACAGGCGCTCGCGCAGGAGGGTGTGTTTATAGCAGATGGCGACGGCTGGCTGCTCGCCTCTGACTTTGCGCTTTTGCAGCGAGAAACCTTTACGCCGTTTTTCGGCGTATTCACGCTGCACCGCAATGATTTTCTCGTCAAGTGCAATGAATACTGGCTGAAAACGCAATTTTGTAGGCCGGATGCGGACGTGTTGCAATACCTACTGATAGACGGCCGTTTTCAGGGCGCGGTAATGGGGCGTTTCCGATATGGACCCTATGAGATTGAGAACATTGCGCTGACCCTGCCGGAGGCGGAGGCGCATGCGCGCCGGGTGGAGATTCTCGCGGCGGTGGACCGCATCAACCCTCATAAGGAAAGCCCCGTCATGCGCTATTGCGGTGTGCCGCTTTGAGCTTTCAAAGCGAAAAAGAAAAACAATTTGCTGATCGACTTGCCGCCTCGTCTGCTTTGACGGGGCGGTTTTCTATTTGCGCAAGATGTGTGATTTTGACTTGCGGACAACCACCATTCGTAGTATAATAAAAAGAATCATGGGGGATTTTACCCCTGTGAAGATCGTTTGAATGCGGAGGAAACCGGCTTGCTTCAAAATGCGGAAAAAATGGATCAGCCTGTGAAAACGCAGGCGGAATATACAGCCCTACTGCACACGGTGCTGGGCGCCCGCTATGGTGATGCGCCGCGCGCCTTTGTGCACACATACGGGTGCCAGGGTAATGTGGCGGATGGCGAACGCATCAAGGGCATGCTTGCCGAGATGGGTTATCTATTTACGGATACTGTGGAAAGCGCAGATCTGGTGCTCTATAACACCTGTGCTGTGCGTGAGCACGCGGAGGATCGCGTGTTCGGCAACGTCGGCGCGCTGAAAAATCGAAAGGCCGCCCGGCCAGGCATGGTCGTCGCCCTGTGCGGCTGCATGATGCAGCAGCCCCGCGTGGCGGAGAAAATCCGCAGGAGTTACCCGTTTGTCGATCTTGTATTCGGTACACATGTGATTCATCGCCTGCCGGAGCTTCTATACCGGACCCTCTGCGGTAGGAACCGCGTGTTCGAGCTGCCGGATGAGGCGGGCAGCATCACAGAGGGGCTTCCCGTTGTGCGAGATAGCAGCTTCAAGGCGTTTTTGCCCGTGATGTACGGCTGCAACAACTTTTGCAGCTACTGTATCGTCCCTTATGTGCGCGGCCGCGAGCGCAGCCGCATGGTGGAGGCCGTGCTGGAAGAGGCGCGCTCCCTCGTGGAAGCGGGTTACCGCGATATCACGCTTTTGGGGCAAAATGTGAATTCCTATGGTAAGGATTTAGAAACGCCTGTTCCCTTCGCGCAGCTTTTGCGTGAGATCAACGCCATCCCCGGCGATTTTCGAATTCGTTTCATGACCTCCCACCCCAAGGACTGCACACGGGAGCTGCTTGACGCAATGGCGGATTGCGAAAAGGTTGCAAAGCATCTGCATTTGCCCTTTCAATCCGGCAACGATCGAGTTTTAAAAGAGATGAATCGCCGCTATACGCGAGAGCAGTATCTTGAGCTGATCCGCTATGCGCGCCAAGTTATGCCGGAACTCTCCTTGACGAGCGACGTGATCGTCGGGTTTCCTGGCGAAACGTATGAAGCGTTTCAAGACACGTTGTCACTCGTGGAGGAGGTCGGCTTCACCTCCCTGTTCACATTTATCTTTTCTCCGCGCGAGGGAACGCCCGCTGCCAAAATGCCCGACCCCGTTTCCCGGGAGGAAAAGGGCAGATGGTTCCGCGAATTGACCGATTTGCAGGAGCGCGTTGCCAGCGCGCGCAATCAAAAGCTGCTGGGCAAGCGGTTTCGTGTGCTTGTGGAGGGGCCGGGCAAAAAAGCAGGCCTTCTGGCCGGGCGCACAGAGGGCAACCTCGTGATCGAATTTCCAGGCGGCGATTCACTGATTGGCGAGTTTGTGGAGGTTGTGGTAACAGAGGCGCTCGCGTGGATATTACGCGGCCAAATGGAAATATGA